GTCCAGCTAAAGCTATCCAACGTGCAGTAGGAGCTACAGCTGATGGAGCAATAGGGCCACAGACACTAGGTCTTATCATGGAGAAAGACCCTAAGTTTATTGTGGACTACGTATATACTGTTCGTCAAGGCTTCTATGAAGGCTTAGATACCTTTAAGACATTTGGTCGTGGTTGGACTAGACGAAACAAAGAAACACTAGAACAAGCATTGAGTATGATATAATGGTAGAGTATCGTGGTGAAAAGTTCTCAGGTTATAACAAACCTAAACGTACACCTAAACATCCTAAAAAGTCCCATGTAGTATTAGCTAAAGAAGGTAGTACTATTAAGATGATTAGGTTTGGAGAACAAGGTGCATCTACAGCAGGTAAACCTAAGTCTGGTGAATCTGATAGGATGAAGAAGAAAAGAAAATCATTTAAGTCTAGACACGCCAAGAATATTAAAAAGGGTAAGATGTCAGCAGCCTATTGGGCAGATAAGGTTAAATGGTAATGGCTAAACCTAAATCAAAATCTAGAGTAAACGAAGCAGGTAATTATACAAAACCTGCATTACGTAAGAGATTGTTTAGTAAAATTAAAGCAGGTACTAAGGGTGGTAAAGCAGGTCAGTGGTCTGCACGTAAAGCACAGATGCTAGCCCTACAGTATAAAAAAGCTGGTGGAGGTTATAGGAAGACATGAAAGCTTCTCAGAAGTCACTTAAGAAGTGGACTAAAGAAAAGTGGGGAACTAAAAGCGGTAAGCCTAGTGCTAAAACAGGAGAACGTTATCTCCCTAAAAAAGCAAGAGAAGCTTTAACCCCAGCAGAATATGCAGCTACTAGTGCAGCTAAACGTAAAGGCACAGCAGCAGGAAAACAATTTGTAAAACAACCAAAGAAAATTGCAGAAAAAACTAAGAAATTTAGAGCTTCGAAAGGCGGACTTACTATGAAAAAAGGTTATCACAAAATGCCTGATGGCACAATGATGAAGGATTCAGACATGAAGAAAAAGTCTGGGTATATGCACGGTGGTATGGCTAAAAAGAAACCAACAGGATACAGTAAAGGTGGCTATGTAAACTGTGGCGCATCTATGAAACCAACGCAAGGAAAAAAATAATGGCTAAAGGTCAAGACGATATATCAAAGCTAATAAAGTTAATGTACCCAGAGATGAAAGCTACGGCTAAAGTAAAAAAAGACATTGACACTTTAATAAAGAAAGAATTAGGTAAAACAAAACCTATAAATAAAAAAGGTTATAGTAAAGGCGGTATGCTTAAGAAAAAAGCTACAGTTAAAAAGAAAAGGAATTAAATAGATGGCTAAGATGACTCTACGTGCTTGGATTAATGCACAACAAAAAGCCAAAGGTTTAAGTACTGCAGCTGCTAAAAAAGATGCTGGTAAATATAAAAGTATTTCTGCAGCAAAAAAAGCTGGAAGTCTTTACTATACAGATAAAAATGGTAAGGTTATGATTGCAGCACTTGCATCAGACTTAAATAAAGCAGCTCCACCAGCTAAGAAAGTTTCAACTAAACCTAGATTACGTCCTTCAGGATTAGGTAAGAAGTCTAATGGTGAATCTAGGTACAAACCTGGTGCTATTAAAACTTCAGCTATAACTGGAGCAGGTAGAGGTGATGGTAAAGCAGAAGTTAAAAAACGTAAGGTAGACCCAGAGTCACCTAGCAATAAGTCTAAGGTTAAAAAGACATTAGCTGTCAATCCTAAAAATAAAGCTAATGCTAAGAAAAGAAGTGCTGCTAATAAAATGAAAAATAAAGCACAAGAAAATGCACTTAGTAGGTATACTTTTAAACAGTATGAAAACATGTCAGTAGCTCAACGTAGAAAGTTAGGTCTACCACCTAAGTTAAGCATTGTACAATATGCTAAGAAAGCATTGCAATCAGTATCAGATTTTAAAGGTACTAATAAAAGAAAGAAAAAAGGACCATCAGGTACTTAAATGGTTGAAATAGCCTATTCTACAGCTACAGAAGCAGTAACGATAGCATCTACTACTACAGGTGCTAACGCTACTCTTGTGTATACTTGTCCACCATTTCATGATGCGACAGTGGACTTACTACACGTAGCTAATAACAATAACTCTTCTAAGAAAATTTACCTGCAGTTTTATCACCAAGATGATACTACTTATCATTACGTACTTAAGAACCATACTATAGCAGGTAACTCAGCAGAAAACATATTTGGTGCTGGGGTATTACATCTTCATGCAGGGGATAAGATTGTTGCATATGGTGAGACAACTAATACTATGGAAGTACTAATATCTTGTAGAGAATTTTATAATCCGACACGTTAAAGCATAACGGGGTTGCATTATTATCTATAGTATGATATAACTGTTTGTGTAAAACTAGTCTTCAGTAAACTACAAATGTCTTGTAGTATCACACTGGAGAACTTATATGTTTAAAACATTTTCAATTTGGCTTAGAGCCTTACACGATTCAATACAAAAATCACAACAGGCTAGAGCAGATTTGTGGTTACTTACACACTTAACTGATAGAGAATTAAAAGATATCGGTGTATCAAGATACGATATCAAACGGAGAATAAATGGCTCGTAACCTTACAGAAAAACAAGAAATGTTTCTTGAAGCATTATTTGGGGATGCCAGAGGTAATACCATGCAAGCAATTAAACTTGCAGGGTATGCCGAAGGTACATCTTCAGCTAGTATAATGAAAACTCTAGAAGCAGAGATTGCAGAGAGGACTAAGAGTCTTATAGCTACTCGTGGTCCTCAAGCTGCATACTCTATGCTAGACGTAATGGAAAACCCAACTGACTTGGGTAATAAAGAAAAAATGGCAGCTGCAAAAGATCTACTAGATCGAGCTGGCTTTGTAAAAACAGATAAGGTTGAGGTTAAAGCAGAGAGTCCTTTGTTTATATTACCTCCTAAATCAGATGAAGACTAATAAAACTTGGCAGTTACCTAAGCCAGAAAAAGCTGAAGGTGAGTTTGATTGGCTACCAGTAGTAAGAGTAGGTAGAGTTATACCATTTGGCTATAGACAAGACCCCAATGACTCTGATATACTACTACCAATCCCAGAAGAGTTAGAATTATTCGAACAAGCTAAGAAGTATCTTAAGCAATATAGCCTACGTGAAGTTTCTAATTGGCTAAGTGCTACTTCAGAACGTTATATCTCTCATGTGGGTCTTATGCAGAGGGTTAAACTTGAACAAAAACGTAAGAAAGAAGCTTCAATCCAACGCTTCTATGCAGAAAAGTACAAAAAAGCCGCAGAAAAAGCGGAAAAGCTCGAAAGACAACGTATCGGTGCAAGAGTCCCAAAAGGAACTAGCACCAGCGCAGGTGAAATCACCACCGATTGACGTAGAGAAAGCTACAAGGAACATAATCTTTGAACCTAACGAAGGTCCACAGACAGATTTCCTAGCATCTACAGAACAAGAGGTACTTTATGGTGGTTCTGCTGGGGGTGGCAAGTCATATGCTATGATTGCTGACCCTGTACGCTTTCTAAACAACCCTCATGCAACTATGTTGCTAGTACGTAGAAGTACAGAGGAGTTAAGAGAGCTTATATCTGTATCTAAACAACTATATCCTAAAGCAATACCTGGGATTAAGTTTATGGAAAGAGATAAAACTTGGATTGCACCATCAGGTGCGACATTATGGATGTCATATCTAGATAGAGATGATGATGTAATGAGATATCAAGGTCAAGCCTTTAATTGGATTGGTTTTGACGAGATGACACAGTGGCCTACACCTTATCCTTGGAACTATATGCGTTCAAGGCTACGTACAACTAAACAATCGGGTCTACCTCTCCATATGAGAGCAACATCCAACCCAGGTGGCCCAGGTCATCAATGGGTAAAGAAGACTTTCATCGACCCTGAAGTACCTAATAAGGCTTTCTGGGCTACAGATCCTGAAACAGGTGATGTTATTGAGTGGCCTAAAGGTCATAGCAAAGAAGGTGAACCATTATTCAAACGTAGGTTTATACCTGCTACTTTGTTTGATAATCCTTACTTAGCTGATGATGGTATGTACGAGGCAAACCTACTGTCGTTACCTGAGCATCAGCGAAGGCAGTTACTTGAAGGTGATTGGGATATTAATGAAGGTGCAGCCTTCCCAGAGTTCAACAGACAGATACATGTAATTGAACCATTTGATATTCCTGATAACTGGCCTAAGTTTAGAGCATGTGACTATGGTTATGGTTCGTATACTGGAGTTGTTTGGATAGCAGTATCACCTGATGAACAACTGATTGTTTATCGAGAAATGTATGTATCTAAAGTTATTGCTACTGATTTAGCAGATATGATATTAGATGTTGAACAGTTTGAAAAAATACGTTATGGTGTACTTGATAGTTCTTTGTGGCATAAACGTGGTGATACTGGACCATCTCTAGCAGAACAGATGATAATGCGTGGGTGTAGGTGGAGACCAGCAGATAGGTCAAGAGGATCTCGTGTAGCAGGTAAGAACGAATTACACAGAAGACTACAAGTTGATGAGTTTACAGAAGAACCTAGACTAGTATTTTTTAACACTTGTTCTAATACTATATCTCAATTACCTTCTATACCTTTAGATAAAAAGAATCCAGAAGACGTAGATACACATGCTGAAGATCACCTGTACGATGCATTAAGATACGGAATAATGACAAGACCTAGAAGTAGTTTATTTGATTATGATCCTACATCTAACTCAGGTTTTCAAGCCAGCGACCCAACTTTCGGTTATTAAGGAAAAGCAATGGAAGAAGATGAAATCTTTGAAAATGAAATGGCAATGGACTCAGTAGAGGCTAATGCTATAGAAGACATGGATGAAGATAATTATTCTGATCCACTTTCAGGAACTGTAGTTGGTTTAGTACAAGATCATTATACTAAAGCTTCCACTGCTCGTGAGAACGAAGAAAAACGTTGGGTACAAGCCTACCGTAACTATCGTGGTTTATATGGACCAGATGTCCAGTTTACTTCTACAGAAAAGTCTAGGGTGTTTGTTAAAGTTACTAAGACTAAAGTACTAGCTGCTTATGGTCAAAT